CGTATGCGCCTTGCCATGGGAGCGGCCGACGAGCTCAAGCGCATCGCGGTGCGCAGCCAATCGAAGATCCTAACGGCCGCAGACGTCGCTGCCCGCCAGCTCGTCAAGGCCGAAGCGCGCCCCGGTGCCACCACGGCTCCGGGCGGGGAGGAAGGCTGATGGTCGGCGCCTTGACCGTCGGTCCGCTCCAACGCGTGCTCGACGCGATGCCGCCGCCGGCATTGGCGAATGGCGATCTTTACGTGCGCGTGTCGGCGCTGGCCCAGGCGTTGGGCCAGCATCGCGGCACGATGGCCAAGCGCCTCGACCGTCTTGTCAAAGCCGGACTCGTCGAGCGGCGGCGGCCGGGCTGCTACGCGCTCACGAAGAGGGGTTGCCGCGTGCGTGCCGCCGGCAGCATGCCGCCGGCCCTCGCCGACGATCCGGCGAATTGCAAGCCGCGCTACCAGCAAGGCGGACTCGTCGAACGGCTGTGGGCCGCCTTGCGCCACATGCGCAAGGCCACGATCGCGCAGCTCGTCGAGATCGCCGCGAGACCAGGCGAACGCGGCCGCGCCAACGCCAGCAAGATCGTGGGCTTTTGGAAACGCCATGGCGTTGTCGCGGCAATAGGGGCGGACACGGGGCGCGGCCCCAAGCCCGTGCGCTATCTGCTGCTGCGCGATCTTGGCGTCAAAGCGCCTCGGCCGGCCGACCGGTTCACGCGGCTCTTCGATCCGAATGCGGGCGTCTATCTCCCGCCGTCTGAAAACGGCGCTCCCGAAGGTGCCGCATGAGCGCGCCCGAAGAACAGGCGCGATCGAACTGGGTGGCGCTTCTCAACCAGGCCGTCGCCGAGGAGAAGCGCACCGGCAACCCGCGCGGTGCGATCGGCCGTGTGGCCGTCCGCATCGGCATGTCGCGCTCGTCTGTGAGCTGCGCCATGCGCGGCTGCTATCCCGGATCGACCGTCAAGATCGAAGCGCGGGTCTTGCGCGCCTTCGGCGGCGGCCAGGTCGTGTGCCCGCATCTGCGCCGCGCGATAGCGCTTGCCGAGTGCCAAGGCTGGCAGACGCGCGCCCAGCCGCGTTCCAACCCCGACGCGTTGCGCCATTGGACGACTTGCAAGACGTGCCCGCACGCGCTCGCCGGCCCCGATCTGCAACGCACGCCGACAAAACAGGAGGCTTCATGATTAGCCAAGACATCGAGAATGTAAGGCGCGTACTCGACGCGTTGCGCCTCGACCCCGAAGACTACGCCGAGAAACTGGGTGCGGCCGTCGCCGTCCTCGAGGCCGCCGCGCGCGACGTGCGCGCGATCGAAACCAATTCGATCCCTCTCGCCACGGTCTACGACCTGAAGGGCATTGGGCGCGGCGCCGTCCATATTCGGCCGCAAGCCCCCTCCATCGCGGGCGCCGAAGCCTTACCGGTGCAGCCATGAGCGGCTGGTTTCGCGGCATCGAGATCGTCAAAGCAACGGTCGCCGAATCGTTCGCCGTGCCGGAGACGTCGATGGTGTCGCCTCGACGCGCGATGCAATACGCGCTGCCGCGTATGGTAGCGATGGCCGTCGCACGCGACTTGGTGGTCGATGCCAGCTTGCCGCTGATCGGCAGTCTTTTCGGCGGGCGCGACCACACGACCGTGATGCACGCGGTCGCGCGCGTCGCCGAGCTTTGCCGCAAGGACGCCGCCTTCGCGCAAACCGTCGCCGAGCTCTCGCAGCTTTGCGCGGCACGCATCGGCGATAGCGTCGAACCCTCGACCGAAGCGCAAGCGACGGCCACGCGGTTGGTCGAGGCGATCTGCGCGCAAGTCCGGGAGGGCTTGCTCAAGATCGCACTCAAAGACCCCGTCGATTTCGTGCGCGCGGCAACGGCAGGCGAACCGATCGGCCGCAGGCCACATCCCGTTCCGAGAGCCGAGCTGCCCACGCCGATGCCGTCCGTGCCGCAACCGTCGGCCACGCCTGCCGACGCGCCGCCCTGTGCGGCGCGCGACGTGCCGGTCGGGCAAAACTGGGCCTTCCCCAAAGCACCGCCGCGCATCGCTGCCCGCACGCGCAAGCTCGATCCGATCTGGCCGGTGCGACCGAATTTCAAAACCGGCACGGCAAACCGCGTCGAAGCCGGACTCGTGGAAAAGGAGAATATCCATGACCGCAGCTGAAGCCGCCGCCGCCGAACGTCGTCGCCAAAACGAAGAACTCCGGGCGCATGTCGAGCGCATCCGGATCGGCTCGCGATTGGCCGAGGCGATCTTGAACAATCGGTCGCTGCGCTACCCGGTCGAGGTGCAGGCCAAGGCCGTCGCATCGGGTCTGACCGCACTGCGCGACTTGCTCACAGGCGTGCTCGACGGCAGCGCCGAAGCGCTCGAAATCGCGCGCGCCGTCGTTCCGGCGTCGGACCCACCCGTGCCGGCCCCACCCGCACCCGCACAGGCGCAGCCTACGCCAACCCGATCCATACCGGCGGTGCCGTCGTGATCGCGCGGCTGGTCGAGCACTTTCGCGCGTGGCGCCGCGAGCGGCGCGACGCGACAAGCCGTCGGCGGCGCGAGGCGTTGCTGATCGCGGCCCATGTCGCGCGCACCACGCCCAAGTACGACACGTTTTCCTGATCTCGATTCCGGAGCCCCGACAATGGCCAAGTCCAAAAAACTGACGGCACCGGCCGCCCCCGTGCCGCAGAACGAAAACGAAGCGAACGAGGTTTTGAACCAGCTCGGCATCGCCGTGCGCGGACTCGAGGGGCTGATCGCCAAGCGCGATGCGGCCGCCGCCGAGGTCGTGGCCAAGCACCAAAGCGCCATCGACAAAGCGACCGCCGAGGCCGCAACCCGGATGGTGCAGCTGCAGGCCTATGGCGAGGCCAACAAGACGGCACTGCTTGGCCAGGGCAAGCGCTCGATCTCGCTGCCGCAGGGCTCGTTCGGCTGGCGCTTCGCGCCGCCGGCCGTGAAGCTCGACAAGGATTTCGAAGAAGAAGATGCGATCGCCGCCCTCAAGCGCGCGGGCCTGCACGCGTTCGTGCGCACCACCGAAGAGCTCGACCGCGAAGCCATTCTCAAGGACCGCGAGAAGATCGCCGATCTGCGCGGCTTCGAGATCGAGCAGAGCGAAACCTTCTGGGCCAAGCCGCTGTCGATCGCCGACGCGCTGACCGGCAAGGCCCGCAAGCTCAAGGGTTCGGCGGTGCAGAAGCCCGACGATGTCGAGCCCAAAAAGCCGAAGAAGAAGGATGCGTAGGCGATGGTCGCGCTCAATTTCATGAAGCGCTTCGCGTCCGACGTCGAACGGGGCATCAAGCTCCGCACGTTTCGGCTCGACGGCAAGCGGCGTCCGCCACGCGCGGGCGAAACGCTCCAGCTCTATACCGGCATGCGCACGAAATCGTGCCGTCTGTTGGCTACGGCGCCTTGCACTTTCGTGCAGTCCTGCATCCTTCGTGTCGGACGCAAACAGGCATGGGGCGTTTCGCTCTGCCGCGACACGGCGGGCGGGGGGCGCGCGGTCACGCGCCTGGACTCGTTCTATGCGCTCGACGAATTCGCCAAGCTTGATGGCTTTGCAGATTGGCCCGAGCTCGTCGCGTTCTTTGCGCCCAGGGCCGACGGCGCCGGTCAAGTCAAAGGGCAGCTTATCCATTGGAGGCTGCTGTGATCGATCGCGATCTCTTCGGCGCGCCGATGCTGGAAGGTGCGAGGCCGAGCTTGCGCGGCCGCACGCGCGCCAAGAAGACCGGCCACGCGGCGCCGATCGGCAGCGGCCCGTCGGGCGAAAGCTGCAAGACCTGCCGCCACTACGTTCGCTTCAGCTATGGCGGCATCTGGCGCAAATGCGACCTGATGCGCAAGAGCTGGACGCACGGACCGGGCAGCGACATCCGCGCCAAGGATCCAGCGTGCCGACACTGGCAAGCGCCCGAGGTCGATCCGACCCATGCGGCAGCCGCAAGAAAAATCGCGAAGACAATCCGAGAAAAGATTGCGGCGGACGAGCGGGGCGCAAAATGAGCAAGCGTAGCGTTTATCTGCTCGTTTGGTACCGCAGCGACTACGAGTTTTCCGAAGAGGCGATCATCGGTGTTTTCGAGACGCAAGCCGAGGCCGCAACCGCGAAGGCTGCGATCGACGCGGCTATCGCGCCTGTCAAAAAACGATACGACGCGCTTTCGGCTTGGGCAAGGGGCCGCGACCGCGAGTACTTCATCTCGGCCGACGATTTCTGGACCAAACACCGCCCGGCCGTGTGCACCGAGATTTCCCACGATTTGGCGTTTGACGGTGCGGGCGCAGTTGCCGAACTACCGATGTATCGAACGAGTGCCGCTTGCCTGCGCGCGCGCCGCCGACTGGCGGCCCGCACATGACGTCGCCCGCATCTCAAGCCGAAACCACCCAGCGCCAGGAATTCGCGGCGATGCTGGTTTGGCAATTCGCGCGGCCGGCCAAGGAAGCTTGCCGCGCCGCGTCGCGCCGTCGCATCGCCGATCTGCTTGCCTTCTACGAGGTGTGGGAACTCGCGCGCGCCGTGACGGCCGGGCGCGTGCCGATCGATATCGATCTCAAGCCGGAGCACCGAAGCCATGTCTGAAGATGCGCCGAACCGTGAGCGCGCGGCGGCACCGCCCTTCGCGCTAACGCTGCAGGAGCCGCCTGCACCCGCGCCCGCACCGAAGGCCGCAAAGTCCGGCTGGCCCTTCGGCGGGCTGCTGCCGTTCAAATACGGCAAGCTCATCGCCGACCCGCCGTGGTGGTTCGATCTCTATTCGAAGAAGGGCGAGGGCAAGAGCCCGCACGCGCACTATGCGCTGATGTCCGACGCCGAGCTGCTGGCCCTGCCCGTCGGGCAGCTCGCCGGTCGCGACTGCGCGCTGTGGCTTTGGGCCACGAGCCCGCGCTTGGATTTCGCGCTCGACCTGCTGCGCGTTTGGGGCTTCGCGTTCGTGACGGCCGGCACGTGGCACAAGACGACGGTGCACCGCAAGTCGAGCTGGGGAACCGGCTATTGGATGCGGTCGGTGTCGGAACACTATCTGATCGGCAAGATCGGTTCGCCGCCGATCGACATGCGCGTTGCCGCGCGCTCGCCGAACCTGTTTCGTGCGCGCCGTCGCGAGCACAGCCGCAAGCCGCCGAACGCGCATCGCTACATGGACGGCATCTTGCCCAACGAGTTCGGCGCCGAGCTGTTCGCGCGACAAAGCCGTGCTGGCTGGGATTGCTGGGGCAACGAGGTCGGCAAGTTCGACGCCCCGTCGCGCAGCGTTGGCGGCGAGCGGTGATGCCCATGCCGACGGCGGCCGAGCTGCACGAATTGCGCGAAGCGTGGATCCGCGCGCCGCGCGGCCGTCGCCGCTCCCGCGAGCGCGCCTTGCGCGAAGCCGTCGCCGCGACGCTCAAGGCAGAGCTTGCGCCGAAGGCGCAGGCGGACGCGCCGGGAATCGTCAGCGAGGCAGCTTCCGACGAGTCCGGTTCCGACGATTCCGGCAAACCCTTTTGGCAGCGGGGGCAATACGCATGAGTTCGACATTCGAAGCCGATCCGCACGCGCGCCGTCGCGATCTCGCCGCCATCCACACGGCCAAGAAGCTGCTCGCCTTGTCGGACGAGTCCTATCGCGATCTCTTGGAGCGCTTGACCGGCAAACGCTCGTCGGCCGATCTCGACGCGCCCGGCCGTGCGGCCGTGCTTCAGGAGTTCCGCCGACTTGGTTTCAGGCCGCTTGCGGCTCCAGCACCCAAGCGTGCAGGTACGCGCGCCCGCGCCGACGACCCGGTCGCGCGCAAGATGCGCGCCTTGTGGCTGTCGCTGTGGCATTTGGGCGCTGTGCGCGACCCGTCGGAGAACGCGCTGGCGGCGTTCGCCAAGCGCATCGCGCATGTCGATGCGCTGCAGTTTCTGCCGCCGGCGCGTGCCCGCAAGATCGTCGAAGCGCTCAAGGACTGGTGCAACCGTGAAGGCTTCGCCGTCGATACGCTGCCCGAAGGAACATCGGCCGCCGATTTCAATCGCGCCCTGCTGCGCGTGCTGTGGATCCGTCGTGTTTGTCTGCAGGACCCGGATGCGAAGCTCGACGAATTCCATTTCGACAATTGGGCGCGCGTCATTCTCCCCTGCGGCGAGCTCTCCGATTGGCGCACGACCGATGCCTATTGGACGCTCGTTCTCGTCAGGCGCGCGGGCGCTTGGCTACGCAAAGAGTTGGCCCGCGCCCAAACGCGTGCGGCGCGGAAAGCCCCTGCGCTGAATGATGGCGCGCTGAGAGATCGTGCGTCGTGAGAAAAAACGAAAATCGCCATCCGTACGGCCGGCCGCTGCCGGCCGTCCTGGCCGAGATCGCCGAGGCCGTTGGCGAAGCGGGCGGACTCGAAGCCGCACTCAAGCTGTCGGAGAAGCGCGGCGCCACCCTGCTCGAAATTGCGCGCGACGGCGAATTGCTGCCGTCCATCGTGGGAACGGAAGCCGCCGCGCGCATCGTCGATCGCTTGGGCGTGGGTGCGCGCAT